CGTGAAAAGAAATCATCCAAGGAGTACGTAGTCTCATTACCATTAAATGATTTGGTAGTTTCAGTCGCGGCGGAGTATGAATCTGGAGAGTCACCAAACACATATTGTATGGGATCGTGATTCTTGAAACTCGGAGAGTCCTCCATCATAGCGCTCTGTGAGACGATATTGATACGTGACTTACGATCGACGTTCACGGCGACGCGCTTGTTGGATAATTTAATGCGCCTTTCCGAAGACTGCTTAGCAAGCTGGTGAGCTAAGAAGTTAAAACGCCTTTTATAAGCAACAATCGTCTTGGGAGATTGCGAAAGGTGTACTTGACAAATGAGATCGTCGAGATCGCAAGAGTCAATAGCTGGAAAGCCGGTCTTTCCATCATTATCGTTATTAGTTGTTTTAATAGATTTATTATACATAGAGGATATATGTCAACCATTATGACTAGGATGGGCGGGCTATTATTCATTGTATATTACATACCCGTTACCATTGGTTTGATGGTTATACTCACATCATAGATTAGATAATTGATCTTATAGTACAAGGGGACCGTTAGAGGAGCCTCTCCCGCGGAGATGGCATGTCGTTAATCATTGTAAAATAATAATCAGTAATCATGGGCCGTATCAGTAAGAACGCAAGGAGAACGGTTAAACTCCTTTGTAATCATTAGGGTACATGGACTCATGAATAGAGTCAAAAGTAGGAAGGTTATTAGATATCACATCTGCAGGGTAGTCGGTCACCTTGCATAAAGTCTCGACAAACATTAATCTGAGCGGCGCGTAATCCTCACGACTAGTGTAGAGGAAGAGCTCACGTGCCATGGAGACACAAGTTTGTAATATTTGTTCATCACCAGAAATGACCTTGGAAGGCAACGAATACGCCAGGGCCTTCGCTATAGAGTCGCGTTCCAAGGGGGCAACCCAATGCTGTATGTCTTCCCTCCAGACGAAATGCCTCTTCAAGATCGAACACTTCCGCAGAGGTAGCCACTTATGCAACTCTTCTCCCTTCAATGATGAGGTATAGATCATACCGTAATGATCGCGACAGAAATCACGAAAGGTGTGATTATTGATCTTACCAATAAGCTTCTCGTCAACACCAACGAGACTATCATCACCGTAATACTTTGGGGTAGTCATACTAAGCACATCAGGTATGGAGAGTCTAGTACTAACGATAGCATAGTAGAGGAAAAGGACAAGATTGCGAAGGCTGTTATCCTCAGCAGTACCATATTTCCCAGATGGTTGATAGCCGGGGATAA